CAGATACTTCGTCTGAAGCGATAGCTAGGTCAAATGGGTCAGCCGTAGTTTTTGCCCCTTTATAGTTAAAGAATTTAGGTTGGGTGTCTAAAGTAGAGGCCTCTGGCAATCTCCTAGCGTCGAATAGGAATATATTACCTGCATAAGAGCACCAAATAGTATCTGGAAATGCTGGAGACCCAGCGAATATCAATCTCTCTTGGAAGATATTGCAAAATCTCGGATAACCTAAATTTCCACCCCAAGAAGATACTCTCCATGAAGCTAAGATTGTTGGAGTTATTGTTCCTACTTGATTTAATATTATATATTCCGCGGTTCGAGCTGTTAGATATCTAAATACACAGATGTATAATACGTTACCCGCCTGTTCAAAGTGCATATAGAATGGGCGCATGTTATACTTACCTGTAAGTAAAGTATTCTTATATGGAACGAAGAAATCTTTATCAGAGGTAATAGTTCCTTTAATTCCCACAGGAGTCACTACTGATAATGACATTCTATTGGCAGTATCTGTATTGGGTGCCTGATAGGGCACTCTAAGTCCAGTTGCCAGGATTTGTCCTGGGTCATTAGGAATCTCTACTGCGGTTACAGTATTGGTATATCCAGCAGGGATTAGATGATTCACATAAATATAATCTACTCCACTTTCTCATCTAAAAAATAAGATAAAAGGAGCTACTTCCCCAGAACTATGAGTAAGAATAAGATTTACCCCATAGTGAACTGAAGACCATCTACCGGGAGTTATAGATAGGTTAGTCTCATAAAACCCATAAGAAATCCATTCGTAGTTTGCCATAGTAGGCAAAACGACGGCAACTGGTTCTAGAAAAGAAGTGTCGTTTAAATTGTAGGCAAGTATAGGTTTATCAGTAAATCCAGCGGCCATTCCACCCGTCACATTAAAGGGCCTAATAACTATTAGGAAATTTAATCCTCCAGGTCTAAAATTAAATATATGCAGATTATCATAGTCAGTAGAATGAACACTTCTACCATATACTAGTCCCTCCCGTTTAGTGGCACCTCCGTGCCTCAGTATACGCATGTTCTTAACTATGGCAGCGCCATGGGCGTATTCTTTGATATCTGTTCTAGATTCTAGATTTCTAGACAGTTCCCCTGAGCCAAAGGAATTTTGGGTATGGTTAAATCGACCCATTAAAATCTCCTGGCATTAATCAGATAATCTGGGTCTAGGGCATCTGGATATTTCTCTTGAGCATTGATAGACCTAATCTCTCTAAGATACTCTTCTCCTTGGGCGGTCATAGTCTGTTGCAATTCCCTACTCTGTACCAGAGCATAGCACATATCTGCTGCCAGAAACGTAGCTAAGAGTTCCGTAAAGGTAGCATCGAACATATCTGGCACTGTTACTCTATAGACATAGTAGAAGTCTATTGTAGGGTCATCGGTATACAATCTCTTCCCTTGCAAGGTGAAGGGGCAATTAGGGTCACTATTCTTAAATAGTCTAATGAAGTCCGCTGGCAGTATGTATTGATACTGATACCCGAATACTGGAGTTGCGACCTCGGGCGTTAAAGAGACTTGCTTAACAGCAAAGTTCCAAGGGTGCCGTCTAAGTAACCAGTCCCTTATCTTGGGATACTGGGCATTACAGAGGCGAGCTTTCTTGGTATTGTCTGAGAGAGTATTGATAGGCTCCACACCTAGCTTACTTAATGCGCTATTGCAGATTTCTACTTCCGTCGCCATATCCCCTCCAGACAAAAAGAGCGGAACTTTTTAGATTCCGCCCTTAATGAATTACTTTAACCTTTGGAGTAACTTTATATTAGTCCATAACATAAAGCACTGCAAGTCTAAGTTTACCTGTTATCCCTGTAGAAGCGGCAGTTGCTTTAATACCAATTTCGTACGGAGCAGTTGTCTTTTTAAAAAGACCTGTAGAAACGGCCGCACTCATCTTTACGACCATTGCGGCAGCTACTGCTGTGGATGGTATTAATTCTGCTATAGATGAACCACCTACTCCTTCTTGGAGTCCCGTAGTACCAACTGTTATCTCTCCTACAGCGACGGAACCATCAATGTCATCTGAAAACAGAGTGACTTCGAGGATTCTCGAACCCATGGGCAGCGTCCCCATATGAATCAAATCGCCAGAAGCCAGACCCACGGTTAGTGAGAATTCGTCGTACATCATCATCACACCGCCAGTGACTTCTCCCACTGGAATCGCATCCGGTGGAAATTTCATCGCACCTGCTTGATTTTTCCCATATAAATGAGGCATAGTAAACTCCTTATTAGTCTAATGTTATAACTTCTACTACCTTTTCTTCTTCCATTCTTACCGACCCGAAAGTCATGCAAGCATAGACTTGTTTAGCATAGTGCTTTTCAGGTAGTTCAGAAATTTTTCCCTCGACATCTTTACCTACTGCTAACAGTATTCCCAACTTCTGCCAAGCCACACAACGTCTAGCACCCACAGGAGCAGTTGCAGTAAAAGCGCCAGTAAGAGTGGCGTTTACGGCTCCAGTAAGTGGATTATAGTATGTAACGGCTGTAGTTACTGGAAGTCTTTCAGTTCTAATGAACTTAAATCCCATAAAAGAATTAAGTGACCCATCCACTAGAGCTTTAATTGTATTATAGTCAGAACTAGTTGTTTCGGTTTCTCCTAGCAATGACTCTAATTGAGCAGCAGTAATTGCTAAGTATCTTTCTTCATCCCCAGTTTCTCTCTCGTTGAATATTCTAGACAACCTTCTTAGAGTTGCTACATTCATTTTAGAGCCTACTAAAGCAACCCCATCAGAGGCGGCCATCTTTTGAGCATTAGGAAGAGATACCGCTACAGAACCATCTTTACCTGTTTGTGCTGGATTTAAGAGACCGGCGATAATAACATCGTCGATTGCTCTACCCATTGCCATCATAAATGACTGGGTATATTCAGACTCGGGATTATGGATGATTCGGAGTTTATCTTCTTTATCTACAAGGTCCGCCATAAAGTAATCTGCCATGGTGACAGCTCGTCTACTGTATGGAGTATCTTGGTAAGTAGTATCTGAGTGCCTACCTAGTTTCTTTAAAGCAGTAGTTGTTCCAATCCTATCATAGAACGCCACTTCTGCATGTTGAGATTCGCTTCGGACATATGGTCTTAGGCGAGAACCCTTTTGTTGGGATAGATGAAACACGTTCGCTGAGAACTGATTCACCATACTAGTTGTAATTTGTTGTGACATAGTATCTCCTTAAAATTTTAGTTAAACTTTTTTCCAATTCGACGGATTGTCCCAATGGGGTCCAAGTCTAACCTACTTTTCAAGGAGGTCCGTGAGGATTGTCTCAGGTAGGCTTAGATAGATTATTCCAAATAGATTTATTAATGTCAACCAAGCATTTGAAATAACCTATTAACTTTCCGAACAGCATCTTCGTGTTGGGCATTGTCTTTATCAAAGTAAGGATGCTTCATATCCGACATCACCCTGTTTATCTCTTCTTGGGCCTCTTGAGGCGATAATGCCCCATCCATGGATTTGATTCCGGTGGAGGGATTGGTGTCTTCTTTTAGCAACTCCCCCAAATTTACGAAAAATTTGACCACTTGAGGGTCATTTCCCAGCCCGGAGTTGTCCAACATCTGGACAACTTCCTCAGAACAGAAGGCCTGGACAGCTTGTTGGGCCTGCTGGAGCTTACTATCAAAAGCCTGCCCATATTCAGTCTTTAATGCCTCAATTCCATCTTTAAAATACTTAGTTTCCTGTTCTTTGGCCGCTATAGCTTGAGTTTCCTCGTTTTTTGCATACCATTCCAGCATTTGTTGAGCTTGTTTGGGTAAAAGCCCTGCTTGGAAGGCGGTTTCCTTGAATTGGTTGTATAAATCTGAGTTCTCTACCTCATATTCCTGAGGAACTGGATTATATTCCTTGATATCTCTGGGCAATCCCATCTTGGTAAAGACTTCTCTCCATACTTCTGGAGCATCTTTGTCGGTTGGGATAGGCACTCTGTCTCTACCTAGAGTCCTTTGCGCGTGTACGTAAGATTTTAGGAGATTAGTACCATTAAGTTGACCAGTTTCATCCTTAAATGCCCCTAAGCTAGGGTCATCGAAGATACCTTTATCTACTCCCTCATACCAAGTACCCTTACCTATAGGGTCTGGTGGACCCTGGGGACTAGTTGTTTCTGGTTCCGTTGAATATCCTGAACCAACCGTGCTGGTTCCTTCACCTAAAGTATCCGCCACTATCGCCTCCTATAGCATCTGATTGCATTTTTAATATATCTTCTGGAGTTTTCTCCAATACTGTGAGTATCCGTAATACTACATTCCTAGCACCTTCATTATAATATAGTAAATAGGGGCTAGAATTTCCGCCCCTATCAAAATACACAGTTGATGATGCCAGATGATGATTCCGAATCATATCACTCAATACTGCCGCTCCTTCAGGAGAAGCAAAACATTTCTTATATTTTAACAGTAATTCCGTTTGAATTTGCGAGGTATCTTTCTCTTCTACTTTTTTCATTACATCCCTGCTGGTGGTGCTTGTGACTTAGCTAATGATTCTACCCCAGCTGCGCCCTTTTGTAAAGCATCCGCTTGGGCGACTTGTTGTTGCATCTGCATCTGTTGATTAGCGGCTTCTTGTTTGGCCTTCCGTTCACCTTCCACTCGTGACCTATCTTTCAGGAGTTTAGGCGGTAGGTTGAATATATCTGCGGCATATCTTGCCACTTCATCTCCGTCAAAGTTATCCATGACTGATGGGTCCACCGAAGCTATTGGGCTTACTACTTGTAGCGCGCGTGTAAAGGCGTCAGCTTCTGCCGCCCTTTGGGCCTTGGCGAGTTGAGAGGTATACTTTATATTGAGTTGTCTATTTTGCAGGTCACCGGGGGCAGGTGGTATCAATCCCTTCCGTAGGAGGATACTAAAGCACCGCTCCACCAGTGGTTGCAGGAACTCGTAATGTTGCCTTCCCAGCACAGGTCCGAGTAATCGAAGCTTCTCCTCAGTTCTCTGCACTACCTCCGTCGCCGTCATCTGAGGGTTCTCTTCCGATAGTTGCAACTGGTCTATAAAGAAGGCAGACCTTATTCTTTTACGCACAGACTCTGCCATATCTTCGCCAAAGTCTGGTTTTACGCCAGTATTTAAAGGCTCAATCCTGTCCTTGGACCCGGCCCGATAAATATTCAGGGCATGTGGATGAGTCTTAATAGGCAATAATATTCCATCATCTGGTGCTTGCAAAGGTGGGGCAATGGTTAGTTGACCAGCTTGTAGTGTTATTTTCATGAGGGCATTGGTCATCTTAATGTCTGCTAGAGACTTCATACCCGGAGAACGTCCGTAGACCTCTCCTGAGACCTTGGACCACCTAGGCACTACATAGGGATTCTCAAAATAACCGCTATTTCTGAGTACATCTCTTGTTTCCATTAGAACATGGACACTATAAAAGGGTTTATTTTGGGCATTAATCTTTTTATGATTTCTCTTGCTTCTGGGACCGACGCCGTGTATAATTGAAAACAACCTAGTAGGTGCAGTTTTCTCAGCGCTTTTGACTTGCTCGGGTGCTACTTTTTCACCAAACTCCTGAATTATCTGCTTAGCTGTCCACTTATACTCTTTGTAGACTGTATCTACTAGGCCCTTATTATTCTCTTCAACATAATGCTCATAGATAGGAGCCGCTTTAAATCGAAGTACGGTTTCATCATCATCTTCGATAAAGAGTGTAGCAGTTCCAAAACAACCCAAATCCAAATAGAGTTCATGAACCTCCGAATTGAAGTTAGTATTATTAAATATATTTATCATGATATGAACAGCTTTATCCAGCCATTTCCGAACCTCATCGTTCATATCTATTTCATCGTCTCCAGTGGAGAGTCCGAACCAGACAGACGATGGGTTGGTTAGCATAGAGTGTAAGGCAGAAGCCAGTAACTCATTCGCATGTATAGAAGTAGAATCATATAGCAAATCTTCACCGCGTTTTTCACCAGATGACCTACTTCCATACACGTTATTTTTTCTTGGTACTATAAAATAAGATAGTTCTTCCCAATAGGAATCCCAGTTGGTCCTATCTCCTTTGAATTGATTAAACTTAGTAATTAGCCAATCTCCTAAAGAATCATGACTTGTACTTGGTAGGCCCGTAGGCGTTTCGTTGTGGATTAGACCCATTTATTCCCCTATGAAAAAATAGAACTCATATCTGAACTAGATGTGAGTAGTGACCCAGACCTACCATATCTGCTTCCCGAGCCTGTGGAAGACAATGCTGCTGAACCTTCCAATCGCTTTCGCTTGGCCTCCTGTTCCGCCGCCATCTGAGCTTCATATTGGGCCTGCTCTGCTTGCGCCTTTCGTTCAATTCCTTGTTGCGCTTTCTTCTCTTCTCTGGCCGCAAACATAGGTCCTACTACTGGTATAAATTTAGCTGCTTTTCCCATGACTACCTCGTAAATAATGAACCCATACTACTGGTTGTTAATAATGACCCTTTCTTAGACGCCTGTCCAGGTGGTTTCTCTAGTGCTGAAAAGTCTAACCCCTGTCCTTCGTTACTCTTAACGGCAGGACCTCCGCCTCCTGTGGCGCCTGACATGAGCGATTTTGATTGAGATGTTAGGGCATTATATCTAGCTTGAGCGTTTTCTTTATCTTTCGCTGTAAAGAAATCACTGGAAAATCCTGTTTTTCTTTGGGGGGCCATCCCTCCCCATTGCGATTCAAAACTCTTATCTACATCAAAACTAGTACCACTATAATCTTTACCCGCGTAAGGTGAAGATGATCTACTTCGTCCCATTATTTTTTCCTTTTAGCGAGATTTAGTGTAAATCTTCTTCGCTGGGCATCCGAGAGTTTGCCTGCGCTGGCAGGTTGTCTATTAAATTCCGCGTCTCTTTGTTTCTCTTCCATATCTTGAATGGACCTTTCCCCATAGTCATAACCCATCCAATCTGTTTTAGACTTATCTAATTTTTCCTGGTCTTCCTCAGCAGGAGTGAAATTTCTTTCATCTGCTTTAGAGTTAGTTACAGTTTGAGATTGGGGAACTGAAATCTTTCCACTATAATTAGCATCATTATCAGGAGTCTTATATTTTCCCATCTTTGCCTTCTCAACAAATGCTCTTACTTTATTAGCTGATACTTTTGGCATATTTACCTCTTTATAAAATATATTACCCTGATTTTATCAGGGGCAGCATCAAAAATCTTCGCACCGAAGTGCATAAACATCATTAATTTATCAGATGCACCGTCCAAATTCAACTGAACTTCGCCTAAAAGGTACTTGACGCTCGGTTCCATCTCGATTAAATAGTCTCTCCAACCAAAAATTAGTGCTCTACCTTCACCTTGACTTCGATTGGCAGTTGGTATAAAGTAGTTCTCAATACAGGCATACTCTTCGTTTATTCTATAGGATACAAATCCACTTCCTTTGAAATAAGTCTCCGCTCCCCAATAGGACTTTTGCCAATCAGCTACATAAGCTTTTGTTTCGTCGGATATCATTTCTTCACCCACTGGCCATCGACTTTCTTATGTTCAGCATACCATGCCTTCTTATCCGCTTCCGGCGCTTCGGGATTTACTTCTCCGCTTAGCCAGGCATCCTTAAGTCTCTTTCGCCTTTTTTCATGTTCATAATCTTCTGCTATTTGAGGTTGGCCCTCTGGTTCCTGACTCCCAATCATTGTTTCATACTGGCCTCCGCCGCCACCTCTACCTCGGAAAGGATTCTCATCATGTTTAGATTTAAATAAAGGTTTATCACCATAAGTCGATAGACATGAGCCCATCACTTCTTTCCTCTAGTAAGTATACTTTGTGGTTTCCTTCCCATTGATTTAAGGGTATTTATATATTCCAAAAACTCATCCACCTCTACAGCAGAATTTCTTGCTCTAGTTCCGGAAGTCATAGGACCTGCACCAGTCATCTTCATAGTAGGAAAATTACCAGGCTTCTCTGGCCCTACAAAATCTTTTTGTCCTGGCTGAGGCGCTTGTGTGGTTCTAATCTTAAACTTTCCACCTCCGCCCCCACCTGCAAATTTCTCCATCTGGTCATTTATATCATCATCCATTACAAGTTTGGATGCTGGTTTCCTCTTCATCATCTTTGCCATAGCTCCCCCTAAAATTTAAAAGGTGACCAATCAAACTGCGCGTCCCGTTCAAAATGTCTCCAGCTCTTCATCGGCTGTCTCATCGACATCGCCAAGTACCGAAATGCATCCGCCCCATGTGACGCCCAATCATGCAGAGGCTTTTGAGCGAATACCTTCTTCTTAGTATCATACTCTTTGGTGTATGCCTCAAGCGAGTCCAACCCCTTTTTGCAGCTCTTCTCATCGAACCAGCACATCGGCAGCATCCGCCGGACGGCATCTATACCATCCTGAACAGCTGCCTTAGGCAAAACTCTCACGGGACCATTCCATAATGAGCGTACCACCTCTTCCCGCGATTTTCCAGTCCCTAATTCTCGGGCAGCGGCATCGTGCGGGAGAACCATTTCCCCATACACATATCGTAGCCCCTGGAGGTCCCTTATAATATCTGGCAGCCCTTTCCCCTCGTATTCTTTATAGTTGACCAGATGGACCTCCTTACCCACGAACTGCGCGAACCAAACCGCACAGGCATCGGAGATACCAAGGTCAAATACCGGAACGACCGGGACTGCGGGGTCGTAGGGCACATTGATAACCCGTCGTGCATTACGGGCCTCATTCATAAGGTCGACGTAGTAAGCTCCTCTAGCGCCAGCCGCAAAGGAGCACTCAAATTCTTGTAGATATGTATTCTCATCCATGCCCTTTCTAAGTGACTCTAGTTCCGATTGCTCTATTATTCCCGTATCACTGGCACGAAATACTGCCGCATACCACTCGATGGCCGTGATGTATTCCCCTTTAAGGTATGCTTCCTTATACTGTTCCATCTCATCTAGGGCAAATTTATAGAGGTCATAGAAGAAATTCCGTCCCGCGGGGGTACCAATGAAGATGGACCGTCCCTTCCTATCTGATAAAGCAGGCCTGATGACGGCGGTCCACACCTGCTCATCCATCAGCCCCACCTCATCCAAGATTGCCTCATCTAAGTATAGACCTCTGAGCATGTCATAATTCTCTGCTGATAGCAGAAATATTTTTATATGGTCATCCTTGTGCGGCCTTGGAATGTATACGGTAAGTTCTGATTCGTTAAATTTCACTCCGGGGATAGAGGGAGTAAACTGTTTTATGTATTCCCATGATATACGCTTAGCTGCGGAGTAGGTCGGGGCTATGTATGTGCCCTGCGGGTTGAGTTTCTCGGATTTGAGCAGTCTATGTATCATCTCATTGATGGCATACACGGTCTTACCAAAGCGTCGGTGGCACACCAATACAGCAAATCTGGCACGACTCACTATCTCATGGAGCTTCTTTTGGTGTTCTCTAGGCCTATAGCCAGAGTCATAAATGATTTTATCGTTGGTTTCTTCGTTCACTTGCCGGACCTGAACTTCCTAGAAATCACTTTCCCCATCGTCTCCGTCGGTTCCTTCTCCAGTTCCGGGTTTAGATTCTCCTGGGGTAAAGGTATCTGCTGGATTGCCGACATATCCGAGTCCTTCGTCTCTTTCGGTTGCGGTGGAACTGTTATCCAGTTGCCCATCTCGTCCAAATAGCGCTTTTCCAAGGTCGCCTCCAATGTGTTCTGGCACCCCAGTTATAATAACTATTGCCTTATGGGTGCTGCTGATTTGCATCTTATCACCATATTGGGCGGGATTATCCATTTTTGCA